ATTAAGGAATAGAAATGGCTCAAGATCCAAAAGCAGTCATACAAGAACTGTATTTTGACTTATCTGCTGGTAGAGACCAAGGTAATTTAAGTAAGCAAGGTGAAACAGTTTTAAATGCTATTGAGACTGGTGTAGTGACACCACAAAGCATTGGACAGTATTTACAAGGAGCTACATTAAATTTCTCAGATGAATTGCTAGGTACACTTAATTCTGTATTTGGCAAAAAACCTGGTGTTATTTCTAAAGCAGCTAAAGAAGCAGGATACGGTGAAATTACACCTAGAGAAGCTGGTGTAGGTTTAGAGCGTTTAGCTCTAGAACAAAGAGCTTCTGAAAAGCCAATTAGATCTATTGCTGAACAAGTAGTAGGTGGTGCTATTCCAGCTTTTATCAGTAAAGGTACTACAGCTCCATTAACATTAGGTAAAGCTGCTGTACAAGGCTTTAAGTCTGGTGCAATTGGTGGTTTTGGTGCAGGTGAAGGTGGTATTCCAGAACAATTAACTTCTACAGCAATTGGTGGTGTAACAGGTGGTGTAGCAGCTCCTGCATTACAAACAGGTGCTAGAGTCATTAAAAACGTATCTCAACCTATTATCAAGTCTATGTTTGCTGAACCAGATATTACAGGTTTACAAGCAGGTAGAAACTTAGTTAAAGAAGCATTAAAGTCTGACGTAGGTTCAGTAGATGAAGCTATTAACATGGTGCTTCAAAACTCTGGTAAACCATATACATTAGCTGATATTGGCCCTAATACTAGAGCTTATTTAGATGCAGTAAGTCTTATTCCATCACCAGCAAAACAAACAGCTAAAAAGTTTTTAGAGCAACGTGATAAAGGTATTTCAGCACGTTTAACTTCAGACTTACAAGAAGCATTTGGTACTACAGCATCATTCTTTGATGAGTTTAATGCACTTAAAGCAGCTAGAACTGATCTTGGTAAAAAGATGTATGAAAATGCTTTTAAAAAGCAAGTACCAGTAAATAGAGAACTTACAGACTTATTAGGCCGTCCAAGCGTACAACAAGCGTATGCAAGAGGTGTAAATATTGCACAAGAAAAAGGTATTAAAGTACCTAATGTAGTAGTAAATGCACAAGGCCAATTAGTCACAGCAGATAATAAACTTGTACCTGCAGTAGATACAGAGTTTTTACATTTTGTTAAAATGGGTTTAGATGATCTTGTATACACAGGTAAGTCACCATCTAGTGGCATTGGTAATACACAATTAAACTCTATTAAAGATACTAGAGCGAAATTCTTAAACTATATTGATAAAAACAATTCATCTTATAAGTCAGCACGTAATTATTGGGCAGATGATACAGCTACAATGGATGCTATGCAAGAAGGTCGTAAATTCTTAAAAGCTAACCCAGACCAATTAAAAGCTGATATTAAAAATATGTCTACTTCTGAAAAAGAAGCATTTAGACTAGGTGCTATGTCTGACCTTATAGAACGTGTTGGTGGTCAGTCTACAGATACAGTTGTACCTATGACTGCTAACGTAGCACGTAATATTCTTAAAGACCCTAAACGTGTAGCGCTTATTAAAGCTACTTTCCCAGATAATGAATTGGGCCAAAACAAATTTAACCAGTTTATTAAAAACTTCCAAACAGAAATGGAAATGAAAGCTACATCTGGTCAAGTATTAGCTGGATCACAAACAGCAGCAAGACAAGAAGCAGCTAAAGCAGTACGTGGCACTATTGCACAAGAAGCACCAAATATTGATGCACAAAGCCTTATATTTAATGCTCTTAAAATGGATGCTACACAAATGAATGAACAGCAACTTAAGTCAACAGCTAACGAAGTAGTGAAAATATTAACTGAGACTGATCCTGCAAGACTACAAACTATTGCTAGAGAACTTACTACACGTAGACCATCTGAAGTTATTTCAGACGTATTAACTAGAGGCGGTAGAAGCCTTATTAGTCCATATACCACAGGCGGCATTGCTGGTAAGTTTGGAGCTACAACTCAACAAAGATACTTCCCAAGTATCTTAAATAGTAAATAATGAAGGAATTAGTAATGAGTGAGATCGACCCATTTAAATACGGACAACTCGTAGCTCAAGTAGAGCAAATGGAAAAGAAAATAGACAAGTTAGAAGCAGGTATGGATGAACTACTAGCTTTAGCTAACAAAAGCAAGGGTGGCTTTTGGGCAGGTATGACTATAGCTTCATTTATCGGTGGCTTATTTACATTTGTCATGCACAACTGGCTTGGCAAATGACATTCATTAATGAAAATAATATAGCGAATTTGTACGACACGCTTGCTCAATTTCCTGTCTTCGAAGAATATCGCTTGCCGCCTTCAAACAAAATTGACTTCCTAGTGGTGCATGACGATAGTATCTGTGGGCAATATGAACCGCCAGAACAAGGTGAACCACATGTCATTACTATATCTACTGCAAAGTGTGGACATTTAGATACTGTCATTAAGACTATCTGTCACGAAATGATCCACATGATATGTTACTTAGAGTCACCTAAAACAGATAAATACACAAGTCACAAAGGTTTATTTTTAAAACTACAAAAGAGAGTAGCTAACACACTTGGCTACGACCCAAAGGAGTTATAATGTTAAGTATTCTATCAGGTATATTAGGTTTTGCCACAAGTGGTTTACCTAGTTTATTATCATTCTTTCAACAAAAAGGTGACCAAAAGCATGAAAGAGAAATGGCTAAACTTCAAACAGAACGTGAACTTGAACTTGCAAAAGCTGGTTTCGTATCTCAAGAAAAAATTGAAGCAATTAAACTTGACCAAGTAGAAGCACAAACATACGCACAAGAACGTGAAGCATTATATGACCATGACAAAAAACTTGTAGATGGTGCAACCCCTACAGTTAAAAATTGGAACGGTATGGTAAGACCTGTAGTAGCTTTTATTTTTGTAGGTGAGTTAGTTCTTATTAACCTTATCTCATTAGCTTGGGCTATGTGGTCAGGCGTAGACTTTGTAATAGCATCAAGAGAAGTATTTGGTTCAGAAGAAATGGCTATTACTGCATCTATTATTGGCTTTTACTTTGGCTCAAGAACTTGGGAAAAGAAACGTGAAGGTATCTAATGCTGGCATACAACTTATTAAACATCACGAGGGTGTTCGCTACAAGCCTTATACTTGCCCTGCTGGTTTGTGGACTGTGGGTGTTGGTCATCTTATCGGTAATGGTAAGTCTTTGCCTAGAGAGTGGAACAAAACTTTTACACCGGCTGAAATAGATGGAATTCTTAAATACGACCTCAACCGTTTTGAACTTGGAATATGTAAGATGTTACCTAACGTGCCTCTTAGACAGCATGAGTTTGACGCTCTTGTTAGTTTTGTTTTTAACCTTGGGCTTGGCACATTCCAACGTAGCACCATACGTCAAGCGTTATTACGAAATGATAAAGAACAAGCTATGGCATCATTAATGAAATATTGTCGTGCAGGCGGTAAAATACTAAAAGGCTTGCAAAACAGAAGGTTAGATGAGCGTAAATTATTTCTTGGTGTATAATAGTTAAAACAACACCTAGGAGTTTTCATGGCAAAATATAAGTCGGTATTAGTAATATCTGACATGCACATACCTTACCATCATCCAGACGCATTTGCATTTTTAAAAGCGCTTAAAAACAAATACAAGTTTGACCACATAGTAAACATAGGTGATGAATTAGATCATCATGCTATATCTATGCACGAACATAACCCAGACTTATATTCAGCAGGCCATGAATTAGAACAGTCTAAAAAATACATTAAAGAATTAGAAAAGATATTCCCTAAAATGACATTGGTTCATAGTAACCACAGCTCATTAGTATATAGACGTGCATTAAAGCATGGAATGCCTAGAGGATACCTAAAGGACTATAACGAGTTTTTAGGCGTTGGAAAAGGTTGGGAATGGGTAGATGATCATACAATAACTCTAAGTGATAACTCCAGATGTTTCTTTACACACGGACTTGTTGCAGACGTTTTAAAGGTGGCCCAGCAGTATGGAATGAATACAGTCCAGGGCCACTATCACACTAAATTTAGTATTGGATATTACAGTAACCCAGATGCACTAATTTGGGGAATGCAGGTCGGTTGTTTAATACATCAAAAGTCTATGGCGTTTGACTATGCCAAAAACTTTAAAAGCAGGTTCATTGTAGGATGTGGTGTTATTATCAATGGACAGCCAAAACTTACTCCTATGGTTCTTAACACAAACGGTAGGTGGATCGGAAAAATAGTATAGAAAGGTTTATCATGCAAATTCAGCCATTAATTGATCAATTGGTCGGAGATAAAATTGTAGAGGCTGAAGCGTATTTTGATGAGAATGTACTAGCTTTAACATTCGAGTCAGGTCTTTATGTAGAAATTACAGTTGACTCTGTAAACTACGAACTTCCAGAATTAGATGACTAAAGGATAGAAAATGAAAGTAATAAGAGGACTTGTCGTGGATGACAATGGCAAACCATTGCCTAATGTACCACAGCTTAGCAAACAAGATATTAAAGATATGGCTCAATATGCTGCATCCGGTGCATCTATGGCTTATCCTCCTATTGGCATTCCATTAGGCGCTTATGAAATGTATCAAGGTTATACTAACCAAAACCCTATTCAAGGTTTATTAGGCGGCCTAACAACTGCTGGTGGTGTTGTAGGAACGCTTGCTAAAGCTCCAGGCGCTGCATTAAAGTATGCAGAAGGCCAACGTAAACTATCACCGGTCAATATTAATATTGAAGCTACATCACCTAATATCTTACAAAAAGCAAATGAAACAGGATCAGGCCGTGCATTATCAGACTTAAGATATGGTACTGCTCAACAAGGCGCTGCAGGTAAGGGTATGGAATATGCAAACATTCCTCCATCTAAAGTACAAGGTGTATGGGTAGACCCAGCAAGTAACGTAGAAGAATTTAATAGAGTATACAGCCAAAACTTAGGCCCTATTAATAGAATGAATATACAAAAGTCTGGGCCATTATCTGAATACGCTCAGTCTATGGGTGGTGACCTAGGCCAATGGGGTGTAGGTGCTACACGTTTTACTAAAATACCTATGAACTTAAACAAAGATGCTGCTAACGGTATCTTATTTGAAAACGTATCATCTAAACAAATTATTGAAGCCGGTAAAAAATTAAACCCTAAAGGTGGCGTAGTATCAGCAACGCCTAACGGTGGTATGTTAGTGTTTGATCCTAACGGTGCAATGAGTGCTAAACAATTAGCTAAAGAATTAAAAGGCGTAGCTAAGAGTCCTAAATACGGACTCCTAGACTCTGCCTATTTTGATACTAGTGCTGCTGGTCAGGGAGCTTATATGAACCCTGTTGACGAGCTACTTCGTCTAAGAGGCTTTTAAGTAGTTTAGGTTGAAAGTAATAGTCTACGTAAAAGTTATTTAAAGCATAAGATAGAAATGCACCTTTAGCAGCAGCTACTGCAGGATAATGAGCCTTGAGATAAGGCTCACTACCATTGAGTACATTTATATGTAATTCAGCTAATGCTTTACAATAACACTCTTCTATAAACTTGCATGCCACTTCAGTATACTTTGGCACTCTATGAGTTTTGTAATGCTCTATCTGATCATCACTTAACCCTAACCAATCTATCAAGTCTTCATCATCAAGATCCAGTCGGTGCTTCCATTCATTAAAGTTGAAGTTCATCCTCCTCCTCCTCTTCGTTTTCATACTTCCAGTCTGCAATTAAATGCTCTGCAATTTCATAGAAGTTAGCTTGTCTTATAAATGCGCCAGCATAGTCCTTAGCTAAACCATCTGGCACATCAATAAATATTACTTCTTCTACATAGTCTTCTAATTGTTTAGATAAGTCGTATGGATCTTTAGAGTAGTCAGATATATCAAAATAGTCAAATATCTCTAAATGAATTCTCCAAGTTTCATAATTAGACCATCCATTATATTTGTTATCTGTAGTCATTATGCAGCCTCCTTTACAGATACTTTAGGTTCATCAAATATAAATTTTGGTGCGCCTGTAATAGATGACTCAACTCTTAATGGTGATATAACACCTACACAGTCAACACAGTCAAGGTCAACTAATGCTGGTTTAAGACCATTTTGGCTTAATGATGCTTTTTTATTTTTAACGCCAGAGATATATTCTGCGGCCTTATTAAAGTCATTAAGATATGTAAAGTCATAATTACCAGGCTCATTAGATACTGACTCAGGAAATACTCTTCTAAAGTCAGGATACTTACCTTCTATTGGACGTGCTTCTAACCTAACCGCATCATTGAGAACGTGTATTTTCTTAACCACATTGTTTTCAACTTCTAATGATATGCTAGCTGCACCTAGGGTTGACTTAACTTTAAGTAAGGCATCAATAGTTTCAATAGGAATAATTGCTCCTAATGTATCTCTACCGTGCTGTACTTCGTTATGATAGACTGCTGTACTTAATAGTCGGTGACCATCAGTTGCAACAAAGATAGTGTTATATTTATTGAATTCAACGTAAATACCATTAAGGTAATATCTTACGTCTTTTTTAGCTACAAAAAGTTTAAGTGCTTTTAAGTGGCCAAGTTGTACTAATACTTCATAATTAAATGTTGTCATGCTTTTCTCCTTTAGCAAAATTTCTTGATCGCCTGCAAGTAGATAATAAATTAGCGATATGTGTATGCTATATATTTGCTAGCATGATGTCAACACTTTTTTGTAAATATTTTTAATTATTTTATAAGTCATTGTTTTAGTTGAGTTTCCACCATGTATTTATATAGCTTTTTAATGCTTCTGGGCCTTTATCTATGTAAATAAGTTTATCTTGTGTTACTTGATAAAAGTTATTTACTTCAGTTCTTTGATCATCACTATGGCCATATATGACTAATGCGGTAAAGTTTTCTTGGGCAGCTAAACCTTTTAATACTATCTTTTGGCCTAATGACATAGGCTCATTCTCATGTTTCCATTCAGCTACTAAAAATTTTTTACCATCTTTACATACGACCATATCCAGGTTTGTCGGCAATATATTTTTACCTGGTATCATTCCAGATAAAAAGCCAAAGTCTATAAACTTGGCATTACTATTCCGCATCCCTAACGTCATACGCAGATGATCATATCCTTAGATACAGTACAAACAGTTACAGTACCATCTGGGCCAATGATCGTTTGACTAAAAGACTTTTCAGTCCAGAATATAGCTAGCGCAGCCATTACAATAACAAATATCCAATATATTTTACTCATCATCAAACCTCTGTAATTGAGCTTCAATTTCTGGTGGGTTCACAGCTTCTTCATCTCTTAAAACTGAAATAAGTTTATTTTTAAACCATTCAGACTTAGCTAAGTCTTCTTCTACATTACCCTTAAATGGATAGCGTAAGTCATACTTCATCTTACTACCTTTTAAGTATCCAACAAATTCTTCTCTAGTTAAACGACTTTCAATAATATCTATGGTTTCTAGGCCTCCGATATTATAATGTCTAGGGTGGTTTACGTTATCTGACATACTGCCTCCTATAAATAAAATAACATTGATGACTTCTTACGTGCCTTCATCAAAGACTGTTTATTAGTCAATGGCAATGGCAATTTAACAAGGCCTTGAGCTTCTAACATCTTGGCCCTATATTTGGTAATGTGGCATTCTCTGTATATTTGTTTTCTTATAGCTCCAGGATGCGCTTCCATATATGCTTTTATCTGTTCGGCTTTTTTTCTATCATCTAATACTGTATACATCATAGTCTCGTTTGCTCAAAACATTCTAAATGGCTTTTAGCAAATATATTAGGTTTAATTTCCTCATACAGTTCACCTTGAATACATTTTAAATTCATGTGGTATTTTTTCATGGTGCTGTTATATGTCATAACTGACCATGTAATTAAAGCACCAATAATAGCGCCTACAATTAAATAACCATTACCTTCATATTTAGAGTCCATTATTTGCCTCCACAAGTCTTTTTGAGTCATACTTATTCATTGCTTTGTACTCTTCAAATTCATCACCTCTAAACAATGGTGTTATTTTAATATGATGGGTTGATCCTTTTAAGTCATTTAAGTATGAAAGTTCTTTTGGATGAAACGACCACAAGTAAGACTTTTTAAGCTCACCTGTTTTAATATCAAATTCTTCGTACAAGTACCCTACTGGCTCTGTCTTCATAATGACCTCAATAAAATATGTGGTTACCTATCGCTACTTTAACTGGTTTATCATTGGCCCAAACAGGTTTTACATTTCTGCTATGAAAATATGTAGCGCCTTTTGTTGGGTCTTTTACTTTTCTATGCAGCACATTATACGCCATAGATATATAAGGTTGCAACTGAATTGTGGAAGCTAATTGAACATTTCCAATAAAGGAAAATTGTTTTGGTTTGTATAGTTCGCTGCATACATTTTTAGTGCTTTGCGCTCTATTAAGTAATACGTACATCACAGCAGTTTGACCAGAGGTTGGCTCTCCTCTACTTTCATGGTAGGCCGCCAAAGCCAGGCACAATGCTGCCGTTTCTATTCCCATTATGAGTCTCCTTTTAAAGCATAATACTCATTATGTCCAAACTTTTGAATGAGCATGTTTTCAATATGGTGTCTATCATATCCTGATAAGATAAGACATATATCAGCTACAGGGTTTTTTTCTTTCATAAGCCAATTGTAAGACACCTTCCTACTATGCGTATTAGTACCGCATATCTCTGTTATGGCCTGGATCATCACAGCCATTAATAATTTTCCTTCTGGTGTTAGTATAAGTTCTGATCTGAGTGACTCCTTTACCTCTATCATTTCCTTACTTTCTTTTAATGTTTTTACTGATAGCGAAAATGCACTTTATAACTGATAATGAAATGGCAATATTGCATTAACTAACCGAGGAATATATTATGTGGACAACTCCAGCAGTTACAGAAATGCGTTTTGGCTTTGAAGTCACAATGTACGTAATGAACAAGTAATATGTGTATGGGGATGCGCCTTAAAACGGCACATCCTCTTCACCTTCAACTGCCGGCCCACTTGGAGCATACTCGCCTTTTGGTGTAATTTTACCTGTATACACCGGTCTTTTAGATCCTTCTTCTACTTCATTCTTAAACAATGCTAATGTATACTCTTTACCTTCTACATTAAGCATTAATGAAATATATTTATTTCCTGTTTTACTTTCACGTAGCCAACCTGCAGCTCTATTACTATTATCATATTCAGCCATACTTTACTCCTTATTAAAAATTGGTTTTTTAGTCCAGCGTTTAGGCTCTATGTCATCTTCAACATATTTCATAAACGCTAGCGCTAATGGCGTATACCATTCAAGCCATGCTTTACTTCTGTCTACTACTTGTATTTTTGTTTCAGTAGGTGTCCATATATAAAAATAAGCGTGAGGCATTTTACATACTTCCATTTGCATTTGCATTTGAAAGTAATAGCGCTCTGGGATCTCAGGATATATTACTTGAGTATAGGGACACTTGATCTCAATGACATTTCCTTGGTAGTACCCATCCGGACTTGCACCAAATGGTAATTTGTCATGTAACACAAATTTGTTACCAGGCTCTACAATGTCATCAAACTCTTTTTCTAATGCAGATAATGCAATAGGCTCATGAATATTTCCATATTCAGTCATGTCATTACCTTCAAACGGTGGCTCACGTAAAGTCATTTGACGCCATAACTTTTGTCTTTCATATACAGCCGACCAGGCATTGCTAGCCGTAATTACGTTATGACGTCTATTATCACTTAAATGGCTCATGCAGACTTCTTAAGTTCGTTAGCAAACTCACGTAGTTTTTCTTGCAGTACTGGGCCTAATGCAAAAAATGCTTTTTTAAGTTCACCTTTAGCATTGGCTTCAGTTAATGTATCTTTAGCTTTTTCAATATCAGCTTCAGTAATAACTTCTGCTTCAGGCTCAACAGGTCTAGCTGAGTCAATAGCGTCATGCTCAACTATCTCAAACGCATTTGTCCAAAGATACCTCCTCAAATAGGTCTGCACCGCTCCCAAATTTTGTACTTCATGACAACCTTTTAAAGCTGCTGAAGACATAGGGCATTTAAACTCTATAAATTGAGCCGGATCTTCTACGTCAGTAATGCTTAAAATTGCTATATCTGTATAAAAAGTAACATGGCCACATAAACCAATTTCATTACATATATTCTGAATGGTAGGTAAAAAGTCACCTAACTCAAAATATTTATATCCTGCAAATTTATTAAGGCCTGACTTTTTCAGATCAGTATTTTGTAGCTTGATGCGTGCTTCCTGTAATTTTTTAAAGACTGTCATCTTTACTCTCCTGTAACTGTTTAATTTGTAATTCTCTAATGTAATGTTCTTTTTGATCTGCTTTGTCATTTGACTCACGTAGATCTTCATTCATTAGCTGTAGTTGCTCAATAATTCTATTTAATTCATCCATAAAAAACCTCCGTAAATTAAGATGAGTAATAACACTATCACAATAAAACTATTAGACGCAAGTGTTTCTTCTTCAAAACTTTGATCACGTTTATAGTCAGTACCATAACGCTCTCTATAAGTCCTGGGAGTTTTAAAGTCCCATTGGTTATACCAAGTATGGTGTTTATCTTTATCCCATCCCCAGTTATCCATCATGCTTCTCCTGCTGCTCTAATTGATGCTGTTCTTCTAATTCTTTTTGTCTCCAGAATTCTTGTTGATCCAAGTATTCATCATAGTCTAACCATCTTTCGTCCATTATTCACCTCCTTTGATATTTGCAATATCATTTTCAAAGTCGGCAAATATTTCATCTATGGTTAAAGTTCTATGAGGGCCAGTTCTATTAAAAAAGTTTTCAAATACGTTTGGGTTATTGTTTGCCCATTCACCACATTTAGGTACTGGTTTTAAGTTAGGTAATTTTTTGTTTGTATCCATTATTCTCTCCTAGTTAATAAAGACTACAAAACGAATATTGATCTCTTTAAAAATAGAAGTCAAGTAATTTAGCAAAATATTTTTCTTGCTCTATTTTTTTGCTAGCAGTATACTACCGCTCTATGGATGATACAGTTGAATTTTGTAGGAAAGGACGTGTATTATACCATATTTCAACGTGTTACGCTTAAGGAGAGTGTATGAAAATAAGAAATTGGAGTAAATATCAACATTACCACGACAGATGTCCGCCCTGGATAAAAGTCCATAGATCGTTATTAGATGACTTTGAATGGCATAATTTAGATCCATTATCCGCAAAAATGCTTATAAATTTATGGTTACTAGCAGCAGAGGATATTGATGGAAATTTACCTGCTATCGAGACTATGGCTTTTAGGCTTAGGATAGAAAAGTCTTTATTAATTAAATGTTTATCTTCACTCACACCATGGTTAGAAGAGCTAGATAGCAACGTGCTAGCAAACATGGAGCAAAGTGGGGGTACAGAGACAGAGACAGAGACAGAGACAGATCCTGTGGAGCAAGTCGCTATAGAAGAAAGTTTTAATAAATTCTGGAAGTCTTATCCGTCTATCAGAAAAGTAGCTAAACAAAAATGTTTTGAAAGATGGAGGTCAAAGAAGTATTATCAAATAGCTGATCAAATTATTTCTCATGTAGAAACAATGAAACAAAGTAAGCAATGGAAGGATGGGTACTCGCCAGCTCCAATAACTTACATTCAGCAAATGAGGTGGTTGGATGATATAGAAGTTGAACGTAAGCCATGGGAAGGTGGTATATGAACCTCAATGATGCAATTAATAAACTGACAGTTAGTCAACAAGAAGTAAATAACTTTTACAACGGAGAAACTTATGGTAACGAATTTAAAATTAAAAGTGCAAATATTTTTATTGATGATCTCATTAAATACTACTCTACTGAAATACATGCTGGCAAGACGCTACCGTGGACTAAAACGCATGATAAATTCCATGTTCGGCCAGGGGAGGTAACACTAATTACTGGCCCTAGCGGCCACGGCAAGTCAATGTGGCTTTCACAAGTTATATTGCATCTTATGAAAAGCTCAATATGTTTGGTAAGTAGCCTTGAGATGAGGCCAGTACTCACTATGGCACGCATGTTGGCCCAGGCATTAGGATCACAAGAGCCTACAGACGAATACGTTACTCGCTTCTGTGAGAGGGCGTCCAGTAAACTGTATATTTACGATCAAACTGGCGTTACTACATCTGAAGATATGATAGCTACATTATACTGGGGTAAGCATGTCCTCGGAGTTGAAGTATTTGTGATCGACTCACTAATGAAGATGGCTGACATAGCTGAAGATAATTACAATGCTCAAAAATTATTTGCTGATCGTTTAGCTGTAGTATGTAGAGACCTTAACATACATATTTTTTTAGTAGCACATACTAGAAAACTATCTGATGAAGAGCAGATACCTGACGCTACTGACATCATGGGTAGCTCGCATCTGCGCAACCTCAGCGATAACATCTTATGTTGCTGGAGGAACAGATACAAAGAGCGTTTGAAAGATGAAGGCAAAACTTCTGACGCTGATTTAAAAATTATTCCTGACGCAAAGATCTTCGTGCAAAAACAGCGTAATTTTCAGTTTGAAGGGTCATTCAATTTCTGGTATGATCCAAAAGGTTTACGTTATAAGGAGAGTCCATGAAAACAGCCAATGAATTTTTAAAAGAAATACAAGAAGTATTTGGGCCTGTAGAATACAGAGCTACGTCTAATGAAGGTAAAGTATTTAAAAGTAAAGGATGGGATAACAAATATGGCAAAGAGAATGACAGTAAACGAAGTGAATTTCCAAGAGTTCGTGGATATGGTCAAAAGTGAAATTAAAACTAATGGCCATGTTGATGTAAAGTTTTCTGACGGTGGTAAGAAGTTAAGAAGTAACTCACAGAATGATAAGTACTGGGCCATGTTAAAAGAGTTGGGTGACTACCTCGGATACCATGACTATGAACTTCATGAACTATTAACATTTCAAAACTTATCTGAAACTAAAATAGTCGCTGGCCGTCCTGTTACACACGTAAGATCAACTACTGATCTTGATACTCACGAATTTTCTGACTACCTTGAACAGGTAAGACGGTTTGGTATTGAATACGGTTTTAGGTTTCCAAGTGATATATCGCAACACTAAACTCCTTAAACTTTTAAGAGAGATCCCATGTCAGTCATGCGGTGCTAGTGATGGTACTGTAGTCGCTGCACACCGTAACGAGGGAAAGGGCATGGGTCTCAAAAATTCGGATGCGCTCACCTGTAGTTTATGTTATCATTGTCATTATGAATTAGATGCTGGTAACAAACTTACTAAAGATCAAAAGCGTGATATGTGGAATAGAGCTTATGTAAATACCATGCAATATTTATGGGAACATGACATCATAGGAATTAAATAATGGGAAAAGGAAGCGCACCAAGACCGTTTACAGATAGACAAACTTTTGAAGACAATTGGGATAAGATATTTAAAAAGAAACAGAAAAGTGCCTACACATCACCACACCTAATTGAATATGAACTTAATAAGTCTACAGGTGAGTTAGAACGTTTATACGAAAGTACATCTAAACCTAATAAGGATCAATTTAATGGCAGGCAAGAGTCCAACACAACTAACACTAGCGAAACTTCAGAAGGAAAATTACCCACTAGTTCAGATAGTGGAGAAATGGAATAGTTGGGGAAGAGTAAGACAAGACCTGTTTGGTTTTATAGATGTACTAGCTATTGATGAAGAAGGTAACACGGTAGCTATTCAAACTACATCCGCTTCAAACGTATCGGCACGCATCAAAAAAATTGCTGATAGTGATAACGTCAAACATGTTAGAAATGCAGGGTGGAAAATATTAGTCCACGGATGGTACAAACAAAATAACAGGTGGCATGTTAGAGAAGTTGATGTCTCATGAAAGTAACAGCAATACAAACAAAAGCATATCGCATGAAAGATATGTTATTAGATGTAATAGCTGAAGATGAAATTATTACATGCAAAGAAATAGCAAACCGTGTAGGTTTAAAATTTAATGATATTAAATTTGTAGTCATTAAACTTGTAGAGTGGGAATTATTATGTGAGATCAGAGGAGGTAAAAACCTTTTCTATCATAAGCCAAAGAAACATTATCTTCAGGAGCTATACCATCCAATGCCAAACTTTAAAATATTAAGTGTTTATAAACATACAGCAGATCATGATAAGCATAGTGTACGTAACCCATACAGAGGCATTGAGTCATTTAATGCTAGCATCCTAGGAATACCTCATGATCCATATTGATAGACTTATGCAAATATTAGATGACTGGGCCTTATGGATGAAGTCGGATAATCACCGCCTGGGTTATCCATCTAAGTCAGTTGGACTCTCTTCAGGGGGAGAGTCAACGGTGGACTCGTTTGATGAAATGATAGATATACAAGATCTTTCTAACGTCCATGTAGTCGACTCTGTCATTCATAGCTTACCTGGTGAACAACAAGATGCCATATATCACCGTTACTTGCATGCTAAAAAACCTTTGGCTTATGAATACAAGTTAGAATTAGCTATGGACAACCTTTTAACCATTGTATCAAAAAGAATTAATGCCTGAGACCTTGACAAAACGCATTTCCGTGGTAAAATATCACGCAATGGGATAACTACGCCCATTAACTCCGTAACTCTCCGTAAACCCTATCTTCACCGGTAGGGTTTTTTATTTTATGCGTCCCAAAATTTGCAGTACATGCGGCCAGCCGTATGATGACACCGGCTATGAACAATGCCCAGAGTGTCAGTATGATCACACGTTTATAAGGATACCTCATGAAGAAGCCAACCACAAAAGCAGGAAAGACAAAGAAAGTATCAAAAGTAATGAAGGAGTGGAAGGCAGGAACTCTTCACTCAGGAAAAAAAGGCCCAGTAGTTAAGTCAAAAAAACAAGCCGTAGCTATCGCACTTAGCGAAGCTGGTATGTCTAAAAAGAAAGGTAAATAATTATGCCAATGGTCGGAATGAAAAAGTTTGCTTACACAGAAAAAGGTAAGAAAGAAGCTAAAGAATACGCTAAAAAGTCAGGTAAAAAAATGGCAGTTAAGCCAATGAAAAAGGCAGCTAAACGTGGCAAATAAACCAGGACTATACGCTAATATTGCAGCTAAGAGGGCTAGAATTAAAGCTGGCTCAGGCGAAAAGATGCGTAAACCAGGTACAAAAGGCGCACCTACTGCCAAAGCATTTAAACAGTCAGCAAAGACAGCTAAAAAGAAATGATCAAAAAAGGTAAAGAGACGTTTTCAGGTTATAATAAACCTAAAAGAACTCCTAGTCATCCTACTAAGTCACATGCAGTATTGGCTAAACAAGGTGACCAGGAAAAACTCATACGCTTTGGTCAAAAAGGCGTAAGTGGTGACAAAACAGATACAGCAAGAGCAAAGTCATTTAAAGCAAGACACGCTAAAAACATTGCAAAAGGAAAAATGTCCGCAGCTTATTGGGCTAACAAGGTTAAGTGGTAAAACTAGATATATACGTAGGATATGATGGCAAGGTAGAACCAGTTGCATACCACAATTTTTGCCAGTCAATTATAGAAAAGTCATCTATACCGGTAAGTTTTACACCATTAGCACTAAACACTTTAAAAGACTACGAAGAAACACATAAAGACGGTAGCAACGCATTTATCTATTCACGCTTTCTAGTACCATATCTAAATAACTTTAAAGGTATCGCACTATTCGTAGATGGCGATATGATATGCAGAACAGATATAGCAGAGATATTAGCAAACTTTGATAATGACGAAGCAGTTAAAGTCGTAAAGCATAACTACACTACAAAACATCCTATCAAGTACCTAGGTGCAAAGAACGAAGACTATCCTAAAAAGAATTGGTCAAGCGTTATGTTATGGAACTGTGGGCATTGGCTCAACAAACAACTTACACCTAAGTTTGTACAAGAACAAACAGGTAAATACCTACACAGGTTTGAATGGCTCAAGTATCCTGAAGAACAAGTAGGTAAGCTAGACGAAACATGGAACTGGCTAGAAACAGAATACGAATACAACCCAGATGCTAAGTTAGTGCATCACACATTAGGCACACCATGCTTTAAAGACTATCAGAATACAGACTATAGTCAAGAATGGTGGGAAACATATCAACGGATGATCTATCCACTTAAAGGTAAAAACAGGGAAAGCGAGCTATAATATGGCAGATCTAGCTAAACAATTAAGACAATTACAAGATGCCCAAAGGCTAAGAGAATTGGCTCAACAATATGGGTACAGTCAACAAGACATTAACACATTAAGACAGGCAGTACCACAAGCATTGCCACAATTAGCAGGTCAGGGTATGTTGCCTCCGGCACAAATGCCACAATATGTACCTCCTACAGGTCAATTACCTCCAGCACCTATGCGTGACTATGCGTTAAGACCAAAAGAGTATGGTGCATTACCTCCAGCTCAGATGCCAACTATCCCACAAGGCATGACACCGGATGATATGAATGCAATGATGCGAGCTATGCCAAAGACAGCACCTTCACAAATGTCACCATATATGCAAAACTTAACTAACCCAGGCATGACAATGCAACAAAACTACATTGACCCAGCTATCATAGAACAAATGTACTATAGAGGCCTATTAAGCCGATAAACAATAGAGGGCAACCAACCTATAAGGAGTTGCAAAACAATGGATATTGAAGAACGCAAAAAACTAGCAGCAGAACGTAGCTCAGAAGCTAACAAAGGTAATACACATTCTAGTAAAAACAATAGGTTATGGGCGGAAACACTTAGGCGTGCTGTCATTCAGTCAGATGCTGAAAGACTACGCATGATCGCAGAGGCTTTATTAGATAAAGCAGCCTCAGGTGATGTATCTGCTATTAAAGAATTAGGCGATAGAATAGACGGTAAGTCAGTAGCCACTACAGAGTTGACTGGTGTGGATGGATCTAATTTACCTATAAGCATTGCTATAGACTTTGTAAAGCCAAAAGATGAAGGTTAATGCAACCTTTCCTGATAAGCTACAATTTCTATTCGATCCGTACAGGTACAAGGTAAGCTACGGAGGACGTGGATCTGGCAAGTCATGGTCTTATGCTAGAGCATTACTTATACAGGCTGCTAATAAGCCATTGCGTGTGTTATGCGCACGAGAGATACAGCGTTCGATAAAGCAGTCGGTTCATACCTTGCTCAACGATCAAATACAGTCTTTAGGTCTAGGAGCTTTCTATGAAGTATTGGAAGCAGAAATACGTGGTCTTAACGGTAGCACGTTCAGTTTTACTGGGCTGGCTACTAATACTGTGGAGTCCATTAAGTCTTTTGAAGGATGTGATATTGTCTGGGTGGAAGAGGCACAAACAGTATCAAAGAAGTCGTGGGATATTTTAATACCTACGATACGTAAACCAGACTCAGAAATATGGGTCAGCTTCAACCCAAATGTAGATACAGACGACACATATACTCGCTTTGTCGTAGAGCCTCCAGAAAATGCTAAAGTAGTCAAAGTTAATTACCAAGATAACCCTTGGTTTCCAGACGTTCTCGAACAAGAACGCTTACACAGTTTAAATACTAACCCTGACTATGCAAATATATGGGAAGGTGAATGTAAAGCAGCCGTAGATGGTGCTATATATTCTAACGAGATCAGAGAGGCCCAGGAGGCTGGACGTATTACTAACGTACCTTATGATCCAATGCTTAAGGTTCATGTAGTAATGGACTTAGGATGGAATGACTCAATGTCAGTTATCCTATGTCAAAAAGGTGTATCAGATCTACGCATCATTGGTTATATAGAAGATGACCATAGAACTTTAGATAGTTATTCAGCACAGTTAAAAGCATTGCCATATAGCTGGGGAACTATGTACTTACCTCATGACGGACAGTCTAAAGACTTTAAGCATGGTATATCAGCAGAAGATATTATGCGTAAGTTTGGATGGGATGTAAGAATTGTACCTCGCATGGATATAGAGGCCGGCATCAAGATAGCACGGATGAACTTCCATAGAGTTTATTTTGATAAGTCAGCTAACAGACTTGTTGACTGTTTAAAGCATTATCGCAGATCTATTAACTCTGCAACTAACGAACCTGGTGCGCCATTGCATGATGAGTATTCTCATGGAGCAGACGCATTCAGATATTTATGTACCTCTGCAGACAGCATGAAGAATGAGTCATGGACTAGTTCAGAGATACGATATTCAAACTTAGGAATTGTTTAATGAAGATACAAGACTTAGAAATTATTGCACGTATAGAAGAAGAAGAGAACATTGCGTATGGCGTGAATGACTCAGCTCTATCTAATGATCGTGCTACAGCTATTGACTACTACCTAGGTGAACCATTCGGTAATGAAATTGAGGGTAGATCACAAGTTGTATCATTTGACGTGCAAGATACTATTGAGTCAGCATTGCCTCAGTTATTAAAAGTATTTGTATCAGGTGACCAAGTAGTTAAGTTTGAGCCTAAAGGCCCAGAGGATCAGGACGCTGCTGATCAAGAAACTGACTATGTCAACCATGTGGTCATGGAAAAGAATGAAGGCTTTAAGATATTCTACGTATGGTTTAAAGACGCATTACTATCTAAGAACGGATACGTTAAAGTTTACGCTGAAGACGAAGAGGAAGAAGAAGAATACGAATACGAAGGTCTGACAGATGCGCAACTACAAATGTTGGCTTCAGATGAAAAGACAGAAGTATTAGAGCATGAGGCTTATCCTGATCCTAGTGTAGATATGAACGCACTTATGGATCAAGCATTAGCTATGGGCCAAGACCCAGCTACCATTATTCAACCTATGCTTCATGATGTAAAGCTAAAGGTTACAGAGAAGAAGACAGAGATCTGCATTGAGAACGTAGCACCAGAAAACATGATGGTGTCAGTAGATGCTGTAGGCCCTAACTTAGATGATGCACGCTTTGTACAGCATAGAGAAGTCATGTCATTGGCTGATATTGCAGAAGCATTTGATAAGCCATTAGAATATGTTAAGTCTATTATGTCAGACTTACGTGATACATTCGAAGAAGAGTCTAATGCACGTGATATTTATGACGAAGAATATGACAGAGCTTTATTACCAGATGAAGCACTCGTTAAAGATACTTATATTAAATTAGATGGTGAAAGACATAGAGTAGTAGTGCTAGGCAATACTATCTTACATAAAGAAAAAATGGACTGTGTACCATTTGCATGTATTACTCCAATGATCATGCCACATAGACATATTGGTCGTTCTTATGCTGACTTGACTATGGACATTCAGCTTATCAAGTCTACATTATTACGTGGCCAATTAGATAACATGTATCTAGCTAACAATGGCCGTTATGCTATCTCTGATCGTGTAAACCTAGATGATATGTTGACTTCACGTCCAGGCGGTATTGTACGTGTAGAAGGTGACCCATCTTCAGGTATTATGCCTCTATCGCATCCTCCTCTACCAGCATCATCTTTTGCTATGGTTGAGTACATGGATAGCATGAAAGAAAAACGTACAGGTATCACAGCATATAACCAAGGCCTAGATGCTAATAGTCTTAATAAGACAGCTACAGGCGTACAACAAATTATGTCTGCTGCTCAACAACGAGTTGAATTAGTAGCACGTACATTTGCAGAAACAGGTGTTAAAGAACTATTTAAGTTAGTACATAGACTAGTAAGAACTACACTTACTAAACCTGATATTGTACGTATCCGTAATAAATGGGTAGAAGTAGACCCAAGAGAATGGGAAGACCGTAAAGACTTATCTATCTCTGTGGGCCTAGGTGCAGGTAACAAGGATCAACAGTTAGCTCACTTAGCTACTATTTTACAAGCTCAAAAAGAAGCATTGCAAATTGGCATTACTTCACCAGAAAAGATCTATAACGCTTTAGCTAAATTAACTCAGAACGCTGGCTTCAAAAACCCAGAAGAATTCTGGATCAACCCAGCTAATACACCTGAGCAAGAAGGTCAGCCATCCAAACCTTCAGAAGCAGAGATCATGGTTCAAGGCCAATTAGCTATAGAACAACAAAAAGCACAAGCTCAACTCCAGCAAGAACAACTACGCTCACAAAATGATGTTATAATTGAACGTGAGAAGATAGCAGCTCAAGCTGAGTTAGAACGCTTTAAAGCACAATTAAAAGCAGAAACTGACTTAGCTATTGCACAAATTAAAGCTCAGTCAGGAGTAATGTATGGCGGATAAGTCATTAGAAGAAGTTAAACGTGGCGAACAAGCTGCGGTAGTTTTAGAGAACCCATTATTTAAAGAAGCAATATCAAAAGTTAAAGAGAACATTGTCAGCACTATGACAACTAGTCCATTAGGTGACGAGAAGACTCATAACCGTTTAGTTATTGCATTACAATTATTAAACCAAATAGAGAAGCAACTTACTGACGTTATGAATACAGGTAAGCTAGCTAAACTACAAACAGATACGCCACGGTTCAAAGTATTTGGGTAAGGACAAGCCCATTTAAAGCTCACTTAGGTGGGCTTTTTTATTGTCTAATTTAAAGGAAATAAACTATGAGTGACCAAGTCGCAGAACAGTCACCACAAAGCCGCTTAGAGGCTATGCTCGGTGATAGTATTCAAGAGGAAGTAAAACAACAACCAACGGAAGAACAACCGCTAGAAGCTGAGGCTGAAGCTGAAGTTCCTGCTGAAGAAGCAGTAGCTGAAGAAGAAGTCGTAGATGATGCACCGGATGATCAAGCCGAGGAAGAGGATCAGTCGCAAGATGAAGTTCCTGCTATCCTAAAGCTAAAGGTCAATGGTGAAGAAGTCGAGAAGCCACTAGACGAAGTCGTAGCATTAGCACAACAAGGGCTTGACTACACACAAAAGACACAACAAGTAGCAGAACAACGTAAAGAGCTAGAAGCCTATGCTCAGCAAATTAAATTGCAAGAGCAAGCCTTTCAAGAGCAAATGCAACTTAATAACGTGTTAATTGATGATGTAGCGAAGATCACAGCATTAGACCAACAATTAGGTCAATACAGTAACGTGAATTGGCAAGAATTGTCTGATAATGACTTTGTGGAAGCGCAAAAACATTTCTTTACATATAACCAGCTACAACAACAACGTAGCGCACTCGTTTCACAGTTTGAAGCCAAGAAGCAACAAATAGCAGCTCAGCAAGCTCAATTGATAGCAGATAGAGTAGCAAAAGGAAAAGAAGTCTTAGCCAAAGAGATACCAGGATGGAGTCAAGAGACTACCCAGCAACTAGTATCTGTAGGCAAAGAGTATGGTTTTTCAGATGCAGAACTCAACTCAATTGTAGATCCTAGACACGTTAAGGTTTTGCATGACGCTATGCAATGGCGCAAACTACAACAGAATTCTACTGTAAAGAAAAAAGTATCAAGCGCTAAACCTGTAGTGAGACCAGGTGCTAAAGATACAAAAGCGGAAGCCAGCTCTAATGTACGTAACTTACGTGATCAATTACGTAAGACAGGTAAAGCAGATATGGCTACAAAACTTATCGAACAAATGATCTAATTTACAAAGGAAAAAAATATCATGGCAGTTTCAGCAACCAATAGCTACACCGGTAAAGGTATAGCGGAGTCATTCGAAGATATTATCTTTGATATTTCTCCAGAAGATACACCATTATTATCAATGGCAAAGCGCATGAGCGCCGGCCAAACTTATCACCAATGGCAAACAGACGCATTAGCAGCAGCAACAACTAATGCTTCAGTTGAAGGTGATGACGCATCATTCGCAACATTAGCAGCAACAACTGTGTTAGGTAACTACACACAAATTTCACGTAAGACAGTTCAAATTTCAAACACATATGACGTAGTACGTAAGTATGGTCGTAAGTCTGAAGTTGCATACCAACTTATGAAAGCTGGTAAAGAACTTAAACGTGACATGGAATATGCTATTGTACGTAACCAAGCATCATCAGCAGGTGGCGCAGCAACAGCTCGTACATCAGCAGGTATTGAGTCTTGGATCGTAAACAGAGTATTAGCTACAGGTTCTACAGCAGGTACAACTCCTGGTTTCTCAGGTGGTACAGTTGCAGCTCCTACAGACGGTACTTCAGTAACATTCATTGAAGCAGACTTAAAGTCAGCTTTACAATTAGCTTGGACAGATGGTGGCGAGCCATCAACAATTCTTATGTCAGCAACTAACAAAGCACGTTTCTCTGGCTTTGCTGGTATTGCTACTAAGTTCAACAATGTTCAAGGTACAACACAAGCTACAATTACTGGCGCAGCAGACGTTTACGTTTCTGACTTCGGTAATCACACAGTTAAACTTGACCGTTTCATGAGAGATCAAGCTGTTCTCTGTATTGATCCTGGTTATGTTGGCTTAGCTTCTTTACGTCCTATGTCTAAAGAAGAATTAGCTAAAACTGGTGACAGCACAAAATGGTTACTCACAGCAGAGTACGCATTAGTGGTTCAAAACCCAGATGCACATGCTAAAGTACAAAATACAGGTGCTTAATAGCTAAGTAGTGATATAATGGAGGGAGTTAATTCTCCCTCTGTTATTTTTATATGCCAATATTATTTGATCACAATAGCGTAACAGGTGTAAGTCAGTACTTTGACTATGACCCAGCTAAAGATACATATTACCTAACTTCTACTCAAGATGTGAGTGGTATGTTAGACAGAATTAAACAAGCAAGAGATAACCCTGAAATATGGGATAAAGGTGTAAAACAAGAATGGGCGCACTTTGCTAGCATTCCTCCAGTAGTGGAAATGCAGTTAAAGTTAAAAGGTATAGATATATATAACCCAGATCACACCAAAGCATTAATTAAAGAAATAAACGAAAACTATCCATATCTAAAACTAACTACAAAACGTGGATAAAGACGAATTAAAGAAAGTACAGTTAGCCATACATGACCTTATACAAAAGGAACAGTATGACTTAGCTATGCCACTTATTAACGAAGTGTTAATGGTATATCCTAATGACGCTGCTACATTAAACTTCTTAGGTTATATTTGGCTTATGGGTGAGAAGCCAGCATTTGCTTATCAGTACTTCCGTAGAGCATTACAAGAACAGCCAGGAAATAAAGCATTATGGACATCCTTGGGCCGTGCATGCCATGAGATGGATAACTTTGAAGAAGCGCTTAAATACTTTTTAAAGTCTGCTGAACTAGATCCTAATTACGCTATGGCATACTCTAATGCTTCAGCATCACTCGTTCAAATGTCACGTTGGGATGATGCAGAGAAGTCTGCTAAAATGGCCCTAGAATGCGATCCTAAAGAGATACACGCACAATTAAACCTAGCTCATAGCTACCTAGCAAAAGGTGAATGGGAAAAAGGTTGGATAGAATGGGATAAGTCACTAGGTGGTAAATTCCGTAAAGAGATAGTTTATAAAGACGAAGTTAAGTGGGATGGATCACCGGATAAGAATTTAGTTATCTATGGCGAACAAGGCCTAGGTGATGAGATATTTTATGCTTCATGTGTACCAGATGCTATAGCAATTAGTAAGAAAGTATACATTGAATGCGATAGTAGGTTAGAAACATTATTTCAAAGAAGTTTCCCAAATGCAGAAGTATATGGGACACGTAAAGAAGAAGATGCGAGGTGGGTAGATGATGCTACAATTGATGCAAGATGCGCAATTGGTGGCTTACCTCAGTTTTTCAGAGCAACAAGCAAGAGTTTTCCTGGGACTCCTTTTTTAAAAGCTGATCCTGAGAAACGTTTAATGTGGCGTGCATTGTTTGACTCATGGGGTAAAAAGGTTATTGGTATCACAACTAAAGGTGGTACATTCAGGAATAACTCTAAAGGCCGTACACTTACACAAGAAGACATTGAGCCACTATTAAAACTCAAAGATACTGTGTTAGTAAGCCTAGACTATAGCGTAGAACGCAAATTAGATGGTGTAAAATACTTTGAATTTGCAACAGACGCAAAAAATTATGACGATACTGCAGCATTAATTGCAGAATGTGACATGGTTTTAGGTGTAAATACTACAGCATTGCATTGCTCAGCAGCTTTAGGTGTAAAAACATGGTGTTTAGTACCTAAATATCACCAATGGCGTTACGGACAACCAAGCATGCCATGGTATCGCCACATGAGACTAATTTACCAAGACGATAGAACGTGGAAAGAAGTCATTGAGCAACTTAATTTCTAACGAATACAGAGAAATGCAGGCTAAACTGCATGAAAACCCTGGATATGGTGTAGCAAGTATTGCTTATGCACCTATTGTTGATGAAATTATCAAGAACCATAACATTACAAACCTATTAGACTACGGTGCTGGTAAATGTAGACTAAAAGATGCAATAAAATGTGTAGTAAATTACACACCTTATGAACCAAGTAACCCACTATGGAGTCAAACACCTGAACCATGTGAGTTTGTAACATGTATAGACGTTCTTGAACACATAGAACCAGAATTACTAGATAATGTACTAGATGACTTGCAAAGAGTCGTAGATAAATATGGACTGTTTACAATACACACAGGCCCAGCACAAAAAATTTTACCAGATGGTCGTAATGCTCACTTAATTCAACAACCACTAGCATGGTGGAGTGAAAAATTAATTAAGCGTTTTACCATTCTAAAGCAAGTATCCATGGCTAATGGATGCCTTGTCTTTCTGAAAAAACTTTAAGGAAATTAAATGGCTTTTACCAACTATACTAGCTTTGTTACAGTAGTAGAGAACTACTTAGCACGTACAGACTTATCGTCACAAATACCAGACTTCATTCAAATGGCACAAATTAGAATGAGCCGTGACTTAAGAACTGAAAAAATGCTTAAAGTAGCTACTGCTTCATCTACAGCAGGTGACGGCACAATAGCTCTACCTAGTGACATGTTAGAAGTAAGAGAGATACATGTACAAGGTAACCCAGTTATTAGAGTTGAATACCAAAGTCCTGATCTATTCTTTAAGAATGGCCAAACTACACTTTCAGGTATGCCATATTACTTTACAATGTTAGGTTCAGAGTTTCAATTTGCACCAATATTTGACTCTACAATGACTGTTCAAATACTTTATTATGCACAACCTACATTCATATCAACAACAACAGCTAGTAACGTATATCTAGCTAATTACCCAGACGCTTTATTATATGCAACTCTAGCGGAAGCAGAGCCATACCTCATGAATGATGGACGTATTCAAACATGGTCAGCTTTATATGACAGAGCAATTGCAAACATTAAGACAAGCGACTTGGGCCAAACATACCCATACACTTCACTAAACGTAACACCAAGATAAGGACAATATTATGGCAGAAATGAGTAACTACTTAGAGAACGCATTAATTAACGCTACTCTACGTAACACAACATATACATCACCAGCAACAGTTTATATATCACTATGGACAACTGACCCTACAGATGCAGGTAGTGGTACAGAAGTATCAGGTGGTTCATACGCTAGAACTTCAGTAACATTTGGCGCACCTTCTAATGGTGTAACTACAAATAGTGCTGCAGTAGAGTTTCCACAAGCTACAGCTTCATGGGGAACAGTTGCATATTTTGGTATCAATGATGCTTCTACAGGTGGCAACCTTTTATATCATTCACCAGTCACAACTTCTAAAACAATTGATACAGGTGATATATTTAAATTTGCAAGTGGCTCTATCTCAGTAACATTAGCTTAAGGTAAATTATGCCAGTACCAATGACGCTAGAGCAGCTAGACGTTTATGGTAGCTTGGAAAATGTACCATATAGTTTAGATAATACATTTTATGATAATGGTACTACCATTTGTGGCCCATGGACACTAGACCAGTTAGACGCATTTGGTAGTTTAGATAGTTTAGCAATATCACTAGATAGTCCACTATGGACTACTGCTGCTTGTATAAATTTATCTACAGGTGTAATTACATCTGACGCAAGTCTTGTAGGTAATGATGTAAGAGTTAGACAAAGCACAGGCGCTATTACAGCAGACGCTACAGTTGCAGGTGATGGAACAAGAGTAGCTACCACATCAGGCGATATTACAGCAGATGCAACAGTTGTAGGCAATAATACTAGAATAAGATTAAATGACGGTGTTATTAATGCAGACGCAACTGTATCTGGTGATGGAACTAAAATAGCAACATCTTCAGGTGATATTACTGCTAATGCTGAACTTGTAGGTAATAATACAAGAATAAGACTTAATGATGGTTCAATTACATCTAATGCAATTATTACAGGTGATGGTAATTTAATAGCTACCGGTAATGGTGCTATTACTGCTAATGCTCAATTAGAAGGTGAAGCTACTAAAATTACATTTAGTAGTGGAGATATTACAGGCTTTGCAACGCTATCTGGTGACGCAATAAGAGTATTAGTAGGGCAAGGTGAAATAAATGCGTTAGCAAGTGTTTCTGGAAGCCCTGACGCCATATATGTAAGCTCAGGATATGTATTATCTGAGGCTACAGTATCAGGTGATGGTATTCGTTATAGACTATCTTCAGGTGATATTACAGCAGACGCTACCATATCAGGTAGTGCAGATAGAATTAGAACATTTGATGGTTCTATAGAAGGTTATGCTTTATTAGCAGGCTTAGGTGGTGTTGTATATGCAGGTAATGGAGCTATTACTTGTGAGGCAATATTATCCGGTAACCCAAATTCAATATTATTTGGCTTAGGAAGTATTACAGGTAATGCCACAGTAACAGGTTTAGGTAAGATATTAGGAGAAGAATGGTCTCCAGTCACTCCAGGATCAGAGTCTTGGAATGACGTAACACCAAGTAGCGATACTTGGACAGAAGTAACAGCAGGTGCAAGTACATGGACTGATATAAGTGTTGGTTCAGATACATGGACGGCATCAAGTTCAAGTAATGATACATGGGTAAATAGTTAATTTAAGGAAGAATTATGCCAAAAAATAAGATCAGTCAGTACGACTCAACAAGTGCTGGCGCAAATTTAAATACAGATATTGCAGGTATTGATATTGATGAGGGTTGCGCACCTTCAGGTATAAATAATGCTATTAGAACGCTAATGGCACAAATTCGTGACTTGCAGTCAGGTGTAAGTGGTGACACTATTCCTATTACAGCAGGTGGTACAGGATCAGGTACAGCATCTTCAGCTAGATCAGCTTTAGGTC